GTAATCGCTTGGTAGGCATCCGCCAGCATCTTGACCTCAAAGGGCTCGTAGACAGACTCGAAATCGGGGGTAGACATCCTGTGTACTTAGGTTACGGTCAGCCGGAAGAAATCCGTTTTGACTAATACAATGTGCTACTCGGCGGAAGTCTCGTTCATGACGTGGGGGTTTGGAATGGCCTGTGCGGCCTTCCTGTACAGCACCGGACATCCCGTGAAGTCGTTCCTCTTCCCGCTCGTCGTCACCCAGATGCAACTGATTGAAGGGCTGCGATGGCTCAATGCAGTTGACGAGCGAATCCTCTCGATTGCCGGGAAGATTGAACTGTACATCCAGCCTATTGCGGGAATGATTGAGGGCGGAATGAGTACCAACTGGATAGTTGCGTACGCTGCAATTCAGACCCTCGCCGAGCTCCTGTTTGGCAAGCGAGACCTGACCTTCAAGGTTGCGGAGGACGGCCACTTCAAGTGGAACTGGATATACGAAGACGCCCCCCTTGCGACACTGCCCTATCAGGTTGCTTTGCTTGCCGTCACCTACCTCCTATTCCCGACATGGATATGGGCAATTGCATACGGAGTCTGGGGCTATTATTACCTTGCCCACCGTCAGTACGGGACGATGGGGAGCCTCTGGTGCGTCTCGGCGAACTTTCTGTGGATATACTACCTGCTTCGCTAAGTAAAACGGAGTCTTGAGTTCAAGACAATCCGGGGTACCCAATGACAACCGACTCCTATCGCTACTACGTCCAGGCAGTCGTGCTTCGAGGTGAATTATACATTGAACTTGAGCGGGTTCGACGACTCTTGGTCCACCACGAGTCCAACCCGCATCCGAATCGGGCCGACCACACCAAGAACATTCAAACCCTCACGGGGATGTTCCGGGCGCTGCTCTCAGCCAAGGAAACCCGACAGGAAGTTGTTCAGAACGTTCGACAGGACAACCGCCGCAACACCGAGAACCGCAGCGCCAGTCCAACTCACGACGCCCGCCCCCGTGTATGCGTTGGGGATGTACTGGAGGAGAAGGTTGCGGGGCGTTGAGAGCGAAATGAGCACAGCGGCGATGAAGAAGGAGATATACAGACTTGCACTCGACGCCATCCAGCGCATGGCTGGAAGGCTCGGCTTGAAAGACGGGGCCATTCCCGAGTACCCCGGAGTCGGGACGCTGGGCATCGGAATCACAGGGGGCTGGGACTGGGGTCCCTGGGGGCCGGGAAGCAGAGCGTCAAGTGAAGTAGCGTCTTCCATTTATCCTTTAGAGAGAGCTTTCGCAACTCGCATCCTCCACGCGATAGCGGAAGCACTTTCCATCGGCCTTGACAACACGCCCCGTTGCCTCCTGAAGAGGGATGGCGAGTGTGCGCACGGACTCGTATTTGCGATGAAAGAGAATGGCCGCTAGGCCGAGCCCGATGATGAAAGAGAAGAGAGGAGACCCCCGGTGAAGGACGGAAGATATGTCGACGGCCATTGTGTCTTAGCAACACTTGCGAGCTGGTTCAGAGAATCCGCCCCCTCCACACAGGGGACCTCCACGGCTGTGAAGCGGACACACCCCGTATCCGTATGAAAGACCCCTCGGTCAGCGGGGGACGGAACTGTCTTTTCCTTCCGAGAGGGAGGCACTAACACCGTCGCAATGAGGAGGCCAGCGACAACTCCGGCCACAACCCAGCGAAGCTCAAACATTGTTATATCGTTCCAAGATATCTGTTGATTGCCCCGTTGAAGAGGTAGTACAGGAAAATCATGACGTATCCGGAGAAGGGAATGAAGACAGAGATGGCAACCAGCGGGATGACAAAGAGAAACTTCTGTTTGAACTCCTGCATGAACACGGTATAGGTCGCCACAATTCCGAAGATGTAGACCGCCGTGGAAAGGATGAGGGCTCCCATGAGCTTGAACTGATTCTGGATGTACTCCCACTTGGGAAGCTGCAGAGGGCCCTTGCGAGGGTCATTTGCAGAGACATTGTCCAGCTTGAACTTCTGCCCATCGGGAATGACCAGGCGACGCCGCTGACCATTCTCGTCAATGACGTTGACCGTGAGGCGGCGACCCTTGATGACCGTCGCCCCGGAGTTTGCGATACGCTCCTTAGCGGCCAGCCCGTCGGCTCGCAGCTGAGCCTCCTTGGCATTGATGCACTCCTGGTCATTGCCTCCGCACTGGGCGGCGGCCGCCTCTCGAATCTTCCGAATCTCCTGTGACGTGAGCTCGGTTCTTTCGGTCACCTCAAAGGGCGGGATGAGCTTCTCATCCACATCGACATCCAGCGTCGTCCCGAGAATCTTGTCTGCGAGGACGCTTGTAATCTTGCGCATCGCCTTCTCATCGCCATAATAGGCGGATTCGATGTAGGACATCTTGTTATTATGATGCGAAGACTAAACTACCCAAGCCACTCACGATGCGCAGGAAGTTGATGGCTTCGACGTAGACTCCGACGTTATAGGTGAAGGTAAAGACCACATTGTCATTGGTCTGGACGACGGTGACGAGCTCCGACGGGTCGTACAGCGGAATCTGGGCCGCCGGGATGACGGTGGGATTCGGGCTGAAGACGGTAGACTTGAGCACGCAGACGATGGTGGATGTCGGCGCACCGCCGGTCGTTACGGAGAGGGGCAGGGGCGTCTGGAGTGTCAGGCGCAGGATGGTCCGATTGAACATGCTGCCGTTCGCTGCTCCGCTGGGTTGGTACTGGTCATGGTCCAGGGCAAAGGAGTACTGGTAGATGCCCGGCAGAGACACCGGTGGCTGGCCCGTCACGTGCCGGTACATCTGCTGGAGACTGAAGAAGGGAAAGGGCTTCGTGGCAATACGCTCCTTTCCGTCGAACAGGATGACGCCGTCGATAATCGACGACTTCGGATAGACCGACGTCACCTGCTGCTGGCCTGTGGAATACAGCGACGTGTCGACGTCACTGCTAATCGGTGTCCACGGCGCTCGATTTGGGTTCGTCCAGTTCGTATAGTTGTCCCAGTCGTTCACCAGAATGCGGTCAGACCTCTGGGTTCCAAAGACGATGCGGGTGACCAAGTTAAACATCGGAATCTCCAGGTCTGTGTTGCCTCCGAACTGGCCTTCCTTGTTCACGTACTTGACGGTCTTCACCAAGAACGTCTGGTCGGCCCGTGCAAGCTGGTTCATCTCGACCTCAGTCAGGTAGATGAACGTGCCCTCCACGTAGAAATCGGGAATGAACGTTGTCAGGCCGGGATTGCTAGGAAGTCCCGTCGCCAGAGGAGGTGACAGGAACAGCGAGAGCGGGTAATTGACCGGCGCTACACGCTGGCCGTACGTCGGAGACCCCGGAGTTACGTCCACGACCGTATACAGGTCGTTCAGGGCCCGCAGCGTCACGTTGATGTAGACCTCGGAGTTCTGAAGGGACACAAGCGGCAACGCCGTCCCCGGGTTCTCGCAGAACCAGAAGTGAAGAGGAATCATCAGCTGACGAGAGCGAATGGACGGCTCCGGCACGGTCGTCTGGGGCAGCTGCGACGGCGCAGTCACAGGCGCAATTGCGTTCGGGTACTGGTTCTGCCGGTCGTACGCATTCGCAGGGTCGTACATCTCAGGGACATTGCCCGTCATCTGGTCGACAATGGCCCGCTTGTCGGCAGTGTGGGTCATATACGAGTACATCTTGAGCCACTCACCCCGCAGGCGCTGGATAACCTGGCCGTTCATCACAATGTCAACGTGGTCGATGAGGTTGTAGCCGAGGTTGCGAATCCACTGGAACTCGTATCCGATGGCGTTGGAGCGAGGGTCGTAGCCAGTCGGCGGCGACGAGGCCCCGATAAACTTCAGAGGGGACCAGATGTCCGGCATCGTGAGAACCAGATAGCAGTCATGGAGGAGCTGCGCATAGCGGTCCACCCGACACGAGATGGTCTTTGTCTGCGTGACGTTGAACTCGAGGTTGGAAGCAGTAAACGGCATACGAATCTGCTCGAGAGCAAAGTTCGTATGACGGCGATACACCGACCGAAAGTGGGTCATGGAGGGCGTTCCATTCACCAGCTCGTTTTGTGCGCCGGTCGCAACCAATTGAAGAAGGCCGCCTGGCATTTGTTGTTAAGAAGAGTGGATTGTTTAACTACTACCGAGCGTGCGAGTGGCCGTCACGCTCATAGGCTGAAGGCGATTCAAGCGAACCACGCCCTTGTCCGTGGTGGTCGAGAAGACACCGGGCGCCGCAGTGTTGCCATTCGAGAGGCAGCAGAAGTTCGAATAGGTCGCCGTTCCGGGCACTGAGCGCCATCCACTGACGGTGGGTACAATAAGACGCTCCCGCACCGTGGCCGAGTTCGCCTCGGCACTCAGAAACACATAGTTGTATTTCTTCGTCTGCGGGGGCGGAATCGTGTGATAGGTCTTCGCAACAATCTGGCGCTTATACCGAGTGAGCCAATCCTGGGCAGAGTTGACCTGCATTTGTCATTTACGGAAGAGAATCCTAAGGAGGCAATGCGGTTTGTTCTCGTCAGTACGCACATCGACCAGACCACGGGATACTCGAAGGTCTCGTATGCGCTTCTCAAGCAGCTCGCAACCCTGACCCCCAAGGTGAAGACGTTCCACTTTGGATTTCAGCGCCATCCGGCCCACGCAGGCCTTCGCAAGTATCCAGCCGGCGTTGCGTCCTACGATGCGCAGGCCAATGAAGACCCCAAGGAGCAGGGCTTCGGATTCAACAAGATTGCCGAGTACCTCGACATGGTGAACCCCGATGTCGTGATGATTTACAATGACCCGATGACCGTCTGCCAGTTCATCGAGTCTATGAAGTACTCTCCGGGTACCTCACCGTATCGTCTCTGGGTCTACCTGGACCAGGTCTACGAGGGAATTGCACCTGTTCTTGTGGACACCATTCGCAAGAATGCTGAGCGTGTCTACTGTTTCAGCGAGAGCTGGAAGCGAGCCTTCCTCGAGTACGGA